ACCCTTTAAATCCTACAAAAATCGAGCTTCCAAGCAATCAACGGCGGATTGGTGCCAGATATGGCGAAAATTATGATGGACATTACACTTTAACCGTATCTGCTGATGGTATAAGTGCTTCTTACCGAATTCGGAATATCTATTACAAAGATAAAGATGGAGATAGAGCAAATGGCATTTATGAAATTCTATCGCTTTAATTTATGATTTTTCAATGTACCACTTACGCCCATACATGCATACAACATTGAGTTGAGCAGTGACTCCATCTGCAGTTGCTGAAACAGTTCCATAAACAGCCATTCCATAGCTTCCCGAAAGCGACAGAGTGCATGTCAAATTATCAGAAGTGACAGCAGTAATAACGGCTCCATTTGTAGTGGATTTGGCACTCCATGTAACTTTTGTAGTAGTTGTGTTATTGGGACTTAAAGTGGCAGTCACAACACCATCAACGGCAATTCTCAAGCTAATCCCCGTCACTGGGATAGAGCTCGTATACACGAGGCGGGCCTTTCCGCCCACGCCGACGTATACTTTTTTGACCTTGCGGGCTTTGCCGCCTACCCCCACATACAGGGCTTTCACTTTGCGGGCTTTGCTGCCAACGCCCACCAATAAATTCTTTGCCATAGCACTACCTACCCTTGATAACAGGGCCCTCCATTTTGAATTTTGCAGAAACCTAAGCGGTCTGGCGCCGTTAACGGATATGCCAAGGGCTCTCCTGCTAGGAGAGCTGTCAGCGTAGCTGACTGAGAGGTTGTTCCCCTCCCGATGTTTGTGCGTCAAACCCACTTGTACCTCGGCTTCTCCTCATGGAACAGCCTCCACCGCAGCCAGTCATCCGCAAAGATGCACACCAGGCTCAACCCCACCCACAGCAGGCTGTAGGGCAGACAAATTTGTCCCAGCAGGTTGCAGGGCATATTCGAGTAATCCCACACGCCCAGCCCCAGGTACAAATTCAAAATGACGCCCGCCACCAGTTCCACCGCCGTCACCAGCGCACTGCCGCAGACGGCCTGCTTCCAGACCGGCATCTCCCATGGTAGGTAGTTGTTCAGCCCTCCGATGAGCACAAAGCACAGCCCGCCCACGAGTCCCATGGTCCAGTGGGTGCGCCCCCGCCAGAGCAGCTCAACCCCCATGTACAGCGCCCCGCCGATGAGGCATAATATTAGATTTTTGCAAAACTCACGTCTCACCGCAGGGCCCTCCATTTTGAATTTCGCAGCGTCTGCCCTACACAGCAGGGCCCGGCATCTTGCGTCAAATAAAAACTTTATTCGTTCTGCTCAGAGTTACCCGTCTTGCCAAGGCCTCCCCTGATAGGGGAGGTGTCGAGCGTCAGCGAGACGGAGAGGTTCTTCACGGTCAAATGCTGTTCCGTTAAAGCGACTGAGAGGTCTTACCGGGCCAGCGCTCTTAAGTGGACAGCTTCGCCACAATAGCTTCCACCTGCTCCTTTGCTTTCTGCAGGATGTCCGCCACTTCGGCTTTCAGGTCGTCGGGCAGTTCCACACCGTAGGAAATGCCTTTCAGCACCTCCAGGCTGGTCTCCCGGCGCACCCACTGCCGCAGGGCGTTGTTGTAGGTCGTCTGCTGGGTGATGTAGCTCTGCTTTGCCACGTACAGCTTCACGATGTCGCTGGCCGAGTACAGCTTGCACTGCTCCCCGTCCGCATGGTAGGGGTAGGCCGTCGCGCCCAGCACCACCGCATTGAACACTCCGTCAATGTTGGATTGGTCGGGCACCTCCAGCGAGAAATGTTCTTTCCGCCCGTCCCCGAACAGCACGTCGATGCCGCTCGTAATGGCCGCCTCGCAGGCATCCGATACTTCTTTCAGCTTCTCGGTGCGCATGGCCTCCATCTGTTCGGCCTCGCTGGGCGGCGTGGGCACTTCGCCGTACTCGTATACGGTGTAGGTGCTGTCCGCAATGCTGATGCCCCAGTATTTCTCGCCCGGGGCCGCTGCCGTGTTGTGGTCTGCCACCGCAGCCACAATGGCCATATAAGTGCTGTCCGAGCCGTCCGCCTCTACCGGGGCGGTGTATCCAGGTTTGATAATCTCCATTTTGAAATTCCCCCTTATTCATACACCAGCAGCACCACGCCGCTGGTCAGGGCACTCCCTGCCCCTGGGTCACTGGTCCGGCTTTGGATGCTGTACCCGCCCACATTCGCTGCCGCGGTGGCGTTTTTGGCAAGGTCTGCATTCTTGGCGTTGGTCGCGTTGGCCGCCGTGTCTGCCGACGCCGCGCTGGCTGCACGTGTGGCGCTGTCCGCCGTTCCCGCCGCCTCCGCTTTGCCCACCACATTCCCGTGGAAACTGCCGTCGCTCCCAAACCAGCTCTTCATCGCACCGTTCAGTGCAAGAGAAAATCCGCTTGCTGCCCCCAGCAGATTCCAGATCAGGGTCCCCCGCCCGGCTGCATCGGTCTGGAAATACACCTCCGCGCCGTCCTCGCCGCCGCTCCACCCGATCTTTCTGGACGTCGCACTCTTCCCAATGGCCGGGAACGTCAGCGGCCCGCTCAGGGTGCCGCCCGTCTTGTCAAACTTTTTCGCCAGTGCAGCGCCCGCCGCCTTGGCGTCCGCTGCCACGTTTTCTTTTGTCAGCGTCTGGTCCGTGATGAGGCTGAACGCTCCCTCACTGCCCACGCTCATTGGCCCAAATGCCATTTTTAATCTCCTTTCCTCTTAAGCTCCCCTTTCAAGGGGAGCTGGCGCAAAGCGCCTGAGAGGTCTTAACGAAATAGCGCTCTTACTCATACACAAACAAAAATTTGTTCGTCGTCAGGCTGCTCCCCGCCCCCGGGTCGCTGGTCTGCACCCCAAAGGTAAAGCCGTTCACGCTGTTCGCCGTGCCGCCTGCCGAGCCTGAACCCGCATAGTTGTGGGTGTGGCTGCTGTTGGCCTTTCCGTTGAGCTTCGTGTCCATCTCGCTCTCGGTGTAGTAGCGGCCATCGTGGGTGTGGCTGGCTGCAGCAAAATCCCCTGTGTTCTTGGTCGCAGCCGTCCCCAGCCCGTCTACCTGCTCCGCTTTGGTGGCCGGGTAAAGCAGCACCTTGTTGCCGCTTGCGTCCTTACAGGTCATCAGGACCTTTGCTTCTGTCGTTGCCAAAAGGTTTTCCTCCTTTCCGGCCTCTTAAAGGATCTGGAACCACAGGTCTCCCGCTTTCAGGCCCGTGGGTTCGCTGGCCTGGGCGTAGATCACCGGCATGGCGAGGTCTACCGCCTTGCTGGTGATGGTCTGGGCCGTGCCGTTCACCTTGATGGTCTCGATCTTGTTCACCTGGGCCCCCGTGGCCACGCCGTCCAGCTTCGTCTTGTAAGCAGCGGTAAAGTCGTTGGTGGAGAGCCCCTTGCCGGAAACTTTCTGGACATAGCCGGAAAGATCCACCGTGGTGTCGTCCAGCTGCTCCATTTTGAAATTTCCGCTGCTGTCTGCCACCTTGGCGTAAATGTCATAATGGCTGGTGGTCGAGTTCCACACCAGGTACAGGATGTTCTCTTTGGCGTCCGCCACGGCCGGCACACTGCTGGCTTTCTGGAAGCTGGCGTGCTTGCTGTTCGCCACGCCTGCTGCCACCGCCGTGTCCACCTGGCTCTTGGTCTGGTAGGAGCTGTCGTTGGTCAGCTGGCTCACCTTGGTGGGCACCGTAACATTCACGCTCTTGTCCGAGGCAATGGTCTGGGCCGTGCCGTTCACCTTGATGGATTCAATTTTGTTCACCTGTGCCCCCGTTGCAATGCCGTTCAGCTTGTTCAGCAATGCCGTGGTAAAGTCGTTGGTGGAAAGCACCTTGCTGCCGTCTTTCTTCACGTAGCTGTTCAGGGCATTCGTGATGTCCGCCGGGGTCGCCTTTCCGTTCAGGGCCGCAATGTATTCCGCCAGCTTAGCCGAGAGAGTCACCTCGGTGCCGTTATCGTCCAGTACCACATTGTCGGCGTTGGTCTTGAGCATCAGGTCGGTGATCACGCCCTCCACCAGTGCCCGCGCAATTGCATTCTTCACACTTGTTGCCATATCCTTACCCCCTTTTCTGTTATAAGATCGTAAAATCGTATCGGTCCCGGCTGCTCTGGGTGCTGGGCTCTTCTTCCGGTTCGGTGTCCGCCGGGTCTACCGCTACCCAGAGCCGCGTGTTTCTGGGCGGTTCGCTGCCGTCAAAGGAAACGCCCACTTTCTCCCGCAGCTTTGCATTCATCTCGTCCTCGGTGTAGTACTGGCCGTCGTTCACAAGGTCGCTGGCCTTGGTGGGCACAAACAGGTCTACGCCCTTTCCGTCCTGGATGTTCTGCTCCGCGCCGTTTACACAGATTTTTTCCAGTACGTTCTCCTGGTATCCCGCGTCGTTTTTCAGCTGCCCCACCCGGGTGGGCACAGGGATGTCCACCGTCTTGTTCTCATCCGGCGTCAGGAGCTGGCCGTTCACTTTCAGCCGTTCCAGCACATTGGCCTGCCCTCCGGCCTCTTCCAGCGCCCCGATCTGCTGTGTCAGTTCCCCAGTCACCTGATTAAATTTCTCCCCCAGCGCACGCAGCTGGCCCAGTTTTGCTAAAATGATCTCATTCGCCATGGAACAGCGCCTCCATCATCTCTTCAAATTCCTCGTCCGTCGCCGCCCGCGTCGAGATGCTGCCGCCGCTGTCCACGTCCATTCCCTCGCCGATCTTCACCAGGCCCAGCTCTGTCCGCGTCGCCGGGCGGTTCACCGGCTCTTCTTTCCGCAGCAGCATCAGGATCACGTCAATGTTCGCCTCCGGCTGCCGCACCGCGTAAAACCGTGCAAACCCGTCGTAGGTCTCCACCACGCTGGCCAGCCCCGCCGGGGTGGCCGCTTCAAAGTTTTCCAGCCCCGGCGTCGCCAGTGGGGTCAGCGTGGCCAGACATCCGGCCACCGGCACGTCGCAGCAGTAGCGGTTCGGCCCCACCGGGGCCTCCATCTGCTTCCAGTCCGTCACCGGCAGGGTCAGTTCATAGCTCAGGGTTCCCACGCCAAACAGTGTCAGCACCAGGTCAATGTCCGCCGTGGGCACCCGCCGGGCAAACAGCCGCAGCGCCCCGTTCCGGGTCTCAACCGCGTTGGCCATTCCGGCCGCCACCGCCGCAGTATAGCTCTCCAGCCCCGTGGCCGCAAAAGGCGAAAACTGGTCGGTCAGCTCTTCCACTGGGATGTCGCAGTAGTAGCAGTAGGGCCCCCGGGCCGGGTCCAGCGGCTTCCAGTCCCCCTGCACCGCTGTCAGATCGCAGGTTTTCAGGTAGCCGCCGCTGTAGTCTTTCTTGGCGTTCGCAATGGCATCCTTGGCGCTCTCACTGTACTTTTTCGCTGCACTCTCGCTGGCCGCGCTCTTCTCGGCACTGGCTGCACTTTCCTCGGCGCTGGCTTTGGCCCGCTGTGCCGCGTCCTCGCTCTCCGCCGCACTGCCCGCTGCCGCGCTGGCACTGGCTGCAGCAGCCTCTTCACTGGCCTTTGCCTCGGCAGCGCTCTTCTGGGCGTTCTTGGCGTCTCCCCGGATGGTCTCCACAAACTTCTCGTACATGGATTGCGGGATATCTTCCTCGCCCGTGGTCTCCAGCGTCTCGTAGCACTCGTATCTGGCCGGTTTCGTCATGGCCCGGTATCCGTCCCCGCCAATGGCCGAGAGCATCCACAGCCCCCGCTTTTCCGCCGTCCAGTTCTTGGTCACCGGGGCGCTGTTCTCATAGTCCAGTACCTGCGGCGTGGGCAGCGCCCCGCTCATCCGCTGCACATGCAGCGTCACGGCGCAGTCTTCCCACTCTTTCGGCAGCTCAAACCGCAGCCGGTCCACCTGCGCCGAGCCAATGCCGCCCAGGTACAGCGTCTCCGGGTTCGCCCGGAACGTCGAGCCGTTGTCCTGCAATTTTCGGATTTTGATTACCACTTCGCTCATATTTCTCTTCCTTAATTCCTGGCGCTCCCACAAATTTCTTCTTTCCCCCAGCCTATCACACTTCTCCCCACAAAAATACTGCGGACATTTTCAAAATCCCCTCTGGCCGCACAAAAGGGAGGCACCCCGCCGGGTGCCTCCCTTTTCTGTTGCAGCTGCCGTTACCGCAGCCTTGCCCACTCGTCCGTGGTCTTTTCAGCCTGCTCCTCCTTTTTCTTGGCCTGCTTCACCCACTGTTCAAAGTTCTTTCTTTCGTACAGCTTGCTACCGCTGTCGTCTTCCAGTTTCAGCAGCATGGTCTCCATCTGTGCCCGGTCGTGGTCATTGCCCGCCAGGTATACCGGTTTCACCAGCTCTGTCACCTTGCTCTTTAAGTCGTCGGCTTTCTTGCCCGCGGTCATCAGGCGGTTGAGCTCATCCTGTACCTCTTTCACCCGGCCAGAGTCCAGTGCGTCGGAAAGGTCATCGTACAGCCCGGCCCGGCCGCCTTTCAGCTGGGCATTCGCCACGTCGGTGATGGCCCCGGTCACCAGGTCGATCACCTGCTCCCGCTTTGCCGCATCGGCCTTTGCAGTCCGGTCAATGCCCAGCGTCTCGTACAGTTCCAGCACCATGTCCTCGGTCAGCTTCCGCCGGGTAGCATCGTCTCCGGCCACCTGGGCCTTGGCAGCCCGTTGGATGGTGTCATCGTACTTTTTCAGCCGGGTCTTGAGCTGGCTGTAAATGGTCTTGTCGTCCTTGCCCATGGCTTCCAGCTTGGCCCGGGCCGCTGCGGCCTCCTCGGCGTCCCCGCTCTGGATGGCATTGTAGAGCCGGTCATACTGGCCCGTGGCACTGGCAGGCAGCCCATTCAGGCTGAGCTTTTCCCCTGCTTTCAGCCTCTTGGCATCCTCCCAATACCCCATAATGGCCTGCCGCATCTTCTCGGCATTTCCCAGCGGCACACCCAGCAGCTCAAAGCCATACTCGAGTACGTCCATGCCGGCTTTCATCAGTTTCTGGTGGTACTTTTCCATTTCCACCTCATCCATCTCGCTGGTGTCCCGTTTCACCAGGGTGATAAACTTCGATACTGCCGCAAAGGTGTCATTCACAGCGCTGATGTTGGTGGCGCTCACCACGTCGTAATCCGTGCCGTTCAGATAATTGCCCACCATCGTGTACAGCTCAGAACCAAACAGGAAGTTGCCCGCAAAGCTCTCCGTGTAGAGGTCCAAAAAGCGCTTGCCCATGCTGGCTGCCGTCACGTCGCCGTTTTCGTCCCGCTCCCGGTCCCAACGGTGGAGCAGGAAGTCCGCGCCAATTTTCATCAGGGCAAACACAGCCGTCTGGGTCAGCTGGCTGGCCACGGCCCGGTTCAACTGCTTGCCTGCCCGGTCCAGTTCGGCCTTGTTCGCTTCGCTGGCTTCTGCCTTGTATCGGGTCCGCTGGGCGTTGTAGTCGCCCACCGCGTCGGCCAGGATGCCGTAGTTCTGGAACCGCTGGGTCGTAAACATGGTCAGCGTCTTGGTGATCTCATTATCACTGCGCTGGATGCCTGCCCGCTGCATGGTGGTGTAATTGGGCTGCGTCTCCTCAATGACTCTCTGGTACATCTTGTTCACCGCATTCCAATAGGCCTCACTGCCCTTAGCAGCTGCATTCCCGTCAAACTGGTCTGCGTGGCGCTCCACATATCGCTTTGCGCCCTCCCACAGGGCCGCCACCGT